TCATCTCCTCATGATGAACGCTGACCAATCAGCGGGACCATCGGCGGGAGTTGCACCCGCCATCACGCTTGCGCGCGACTGCGACTCGCATGGTCTGTGATGCGCTCAGTGCGTGAGCGCTAGGCCGTCAGAGGATGCCGCCGTAGATGCAGGGCCACATGCCCGCAGCGTACTGGCCATCGGCGATCAAGCCGAAGGTCAGCGCGTCATTCTGCATGACGGTCGGCGACGAGAGGTCGATGTCGAGCTGCTCGCGGGGAGCCGCGCCCTCGACAAAGAACATCGGCTTCGCGCCGCCGGGGCCCTCGCCGACGAGGTACCAGTAGTCGTCTTGCGTGCCGACGATGCGCGGGTCGACGATGAGGTCGACGAGGCCGTTGTACGCGTTGGAGACTCCCGCGCTCGCGACGACCGCCGCACCAGCCTCGAGGCCGGTGTTGGCGACCGAGCGACCACGAATGTCCATCTTCGTGATCTCCGAGCCGACGAGGCGGTTCTTCGGGCCGACGACGAGGTAGCGCGGGACGATGCGGAAGGGCTCGCCGTTCTCGCGCTGAAGCGACGTCATCGCCGCAAACGCCGTGTCGAAGGTCAGCGGCGAGAGGGCCGACGTGGTCTTGTTCGACTGGTTGCCGCCCGGACCATTCGGGTGCGACGTCGAGAAGAGGTTGACACCGTCGTAGCCGACAGGGCCGTCACCGCTGTTCAAAAACAAACCCTGATGAAGGACGTAGTCCTTGTAGGACTGCGCAGCGCTCATGAACTTGCGGACGCGCGCGGCGACGATGCCGCTGCGATCGTACTCCGCATCACGACGCCGGACCTTGAGCTGCACTGCCCACGTGGTGAGCAGCACGTTGAGCCGGTACGCGCGGCTCACGCCGGTCTGGCGCGCGCCGTCGAACTCAAGCCAGTTGCCGAGGAAATCCTCGAGGATGATCGACGTGGTCGTGCCACCGTCAGCGGGGATCGTCTCGCAGAGCGCGTTGACGAGGCCGACGTCCGCAGAGCTGGTGAACAGCTCGTCGGCCATCGAACGGAAAACGGTGGCAGCCGCGTCAATCGCGGTTTGATTGATGACGTGTGAAGAGTCAGACATTGGTTGCTCCTGAGTGTGATTCTGATGACGCTATCAGAGCGTCGCCGCGCCGCGAATACGCACCCAGCCAGCGGTGGTCGAGACGGCCTGGATGAGATCGCCGACCTTGACGTCGTTGGTGCCGAGCGCGGCAGTCGTGACCGTGTCGCTGTCCGAGATGACGACGGCAGCGCCGTGCACGCCGACGAGAGTCGCCGCCGCGCCGAGCAGCTCCTCGTGCCCGAATTTCACGTTGATCGTCGCGCCAGCAGCGGCCGAGACGACCGTCTCCGTGGCGATGCCGACGAACACGCAGGAGGCGGTGTCAGCGCCCGGCAGCGCGAGGCCGGTGGCCGACGTGAGCATCACGAGCGAGCCCTCGTAGATGGTCGTGCCGGTGGTGCAGGTGTAGGTAGCGTAGGAAGCGAGAGCGTCGTTGCGCGTCTGACGCGCGGTCATTGCGGTGAGTGCAGCCATGATGAGATCTCCTGGTGAGCGTGGGATTCAGCGCGCGTCAAGCGCCCGAGTTGCGAGCCGCGTGCTTGCTCAGCATCACGGCGACATGGTCATCCGCAGCCTTGCCACGAAGGCCAGCGGCCTTTGCGTCAGCGCGGAAAATGTTGACGAGCGGGTCGCTCGAAGAGAGCTTTGCGACGTTGTTCTCGCGCGCCGCTTTCGGGCCGGTGACGAGTGCGCCGACAGGCGGCTGCGCGGTCGCGGGCAGCGCGCTGTAGATGTCGAGCGCGAGAGTCTCATTCTGCTCGCTCGCCGACACGAACGCGGTGCGCTGCGCCTCAGTCACGCGGCCTTCGTCGAGCAGCCGCGAGAACGACGCCGAGATGCGCGCCGTGCGTTCGAGCGCCTGACGCTGCACGCGCTCACGCGACAGCTCCGCGACCTGCGCCTGGAGCGTCTGCACCGTCGCCGCGAGCTCGACCGCGCGAGCCTTGTGCGCCGAGAGTTCCGTGGTCTGGCGCATCATCTGCGCGCCAGCGTCGGCGCTCATGCCGCTCACCGGACCAGCGACGAGCATCGCCGCGATCTGGTCGAGCTTCTCCGTGATGGCCGCGACCACGCCCGCTTCGTCCATGCCGGTCGCCTCGACGAGCTTGCCGAGCACCATCGTACCAGCGGCCTCCGTGGCCTCTTCCGCGAGGTCGGAGACGTCGGGCACGCCCTCGACCATCTCATCGACGAGGAGTTCGTCAGCGAGCTTGCGGACGCTGGCAGCGATGCGCGAGAGGCCCTTGACCTTCTTCTCGTCCATCATCATCTCAGCGACGCCCTCCGACGCGATTTCCGCGACGGGCATCGACTCCTCAGCCATCGCGCCAGCGAGCGCGACAAGCGCGTCAAAGGCCTTCTTCATCTTCTCCGGCGTGGCGTCTTTCTTCAGCCCAAGCGCCGTTGCGATTGCCATCAGAACTTTCGTGGGATCCATTGCGAGACTCCTTGTGGATTTCCGCGACGGAGCCCCGACGCGGGAGAGTGTGATCGGCGTCATGCCGGGAAGGAATGGACTCGGCGTGAGCCCGAGTTCGTACAGCTCAGCGAGGCCCGCGCTCTCACCGGTGACGCGGTCAATCGGTGCGAAGTCAACGACCACCGAGCAGAAGCGCTGCGCACCAAGCGCGATGCGATCGGCCGCGTCTTTCGTCCACTCGACGTAACCCCACAGCTCCACGCCGTCAGCGCCGTCGCGGACCTCAAGCGCCTGAATCCAGCCAGCCGCGTCGATGGGCACGCCGAGGTCGTGGCGCGGGTGGCCCCAGAGCACGGGCACAGGCTGCTCGCCTGCATCGTAGAGGCGCTTGATATCCGCGAACACCGCGCGATTGAATGCAAACGGGCCAGCAGGATGGCCGTTCCATTCACTCTCATAGGCCATCTCGACCCACGAGCACGCAGCGTCCACGAGCAGCGGCGATTTCATCGCGGGCTTTGCGACGCCATCAGCGAACGCGCCCAGCGACGCACGCAACGCGAGGATGCGACGGTCTGCGAATGCGGTCGCGGTTTGCTTGGTAGCCATCAGGTCACCTCACGAAAGACGATGCGCCGAATCCCGGCGTCATCACGAAGCCAGCAGGGATGCTCTCGACGAACTTTGCCGCAAGGCCCTCGTCGTCAAACTCATCTTGCGACACGGTCACGATCGCACAGCGGCACTGGAATCCAGCAGGCGGCGCAAGTACCGCAAACGCAGGATTGTCCGCGCGCCACACCACGCTCTCCATCGGCGCGTGCTCGGCCCTCACGCGATTGTCGCGCGCCGTGAACCACTGCCTGTACGGCCGCGCGTCGATGACGTCGGGATCGTTCATCTGCGTCCAGCGGCCTGCGCCGTACGCGCTCGCGACGTTGGTCCTGTAGACGTTCTCGAGATACGACGGGTCCGCAGGCGCGATGCCGAGCGTGATGCTCTGGTCGGTCATCGCGCGCGAGAAGTCCCGCAGCGTCGAGCCCGTGTCGAGCGTGCGCTGTAGCTCATCGACCGCGCGCCGCGAGATGACGTCGAGCTGCTCGTCAGTCGCCATCGACGCACGACGCCGATACGCGCGCAGCACTTCCTCGAGGATGGCCGGGTCGCCGCCGCGCTCGCGCCAGAACGCGACGGCCTCGTTGAATGGCATCTTCAAGAACGACGGCCGCAGGTCTACCTGCAACTGCCGCTGCGCGCCCATCGCGTCGAGCTCGACAAGCCGCACGAACATCTGGCCTGCGAGGTCGCTCTTGACCGACGCCTGATAGATGAGCGCTTCGAGGTCGGGGTCGCCCTTGTACGCGGCGACAGCCTCGCGAATCGCGTCCTCTGCCGACGCTGCTCCCGACGCACCCTCAGCAGCGCGCGCAATGGCCTCGCGCACGGGCGTGTAGAGCACGACCGCATCGAGGGTCGTCTCGGCTGCTACGACGTACGGACGGCCGATTACCGCGCGAACACGCGTCGCTTCGGCTT